GCAGGGTGCAAAGACCCAAGCCTCTCACTACCACTCTCCAAAAGTTCCCGAACAAGCAAGTCAACCGAAGCACTCTCCTCCTTGGCCAAATGAGCTAAAACAGCCGTCTTCTGCACTTCAAGTGCCTCTGCGGTGGCTTTATGTGCCAAGCTCTCAGCCTCAAACTTCTCCTTAAACGAGTCATCTTTTACTTCCAAAAGCTGGTCCTTAAGTGTCTTAATCTGCGAGACCAAATGCTCCTTAACCTTACCTGTCCTTGTTTTTAGACCCTCGATAGACGCGCCGTGCATCTCCATAATCTTGTCCACCTGCTCACTGGTGATGTTCATTTCCTTTAACGATGCCCTGCTTAACATAAAAGTTCCTCCCTTACGCTTTTTAACGCGGGTTGCATCCGCTATAGTTGTAGTTTAACGACATCTCGGTCTAGTTTTAATGTATTCCTCCCTTTCGAAGTGCATTAACAACAACATCCCGATATCGATCCCCATGATTCAAAACCGAGTTCTGCATCCAAGGTCTAGCCTCCATCTTCCAAGTGCCGAGTGTCGTATAAAGTGCGTAGTCAAGCGAATTTCCAACAATTAATTCCTGCTTTTCAAGATTAACTTTATGTGCATTACTATCACGCATAAGCCCAGTATCCACAGCACCCATAGCCGCCCCCGCCATAGGTCCCATCCGTGGCTGTCTCTCAATCTCCTCGCGTGCAACCGACTCCCACTCCCTGCCCAACTGAGAAAGTGCCAAGTTAATATTTGTAGCCATCAGTGCCTTGAACTTAGCCGAATTGTCAATCACTTTTACCGCAACCATAAAATCACCTCCAAATTATCATCGCTAAATCCCATAGGACTGGGTTTTAGCTACACACGCTACCTACTTTTCATCCAAATAATCCTCACCCCCCTCCATCAATCCCAAAACCTCATCAACTCGCCCCTGCAAAATAGGCATCACACTCACCAAAGCCTCCACAGGAACACCAACCCCATGCGCCATCACAATTTGTCTCATCACAGACTCATCATCCATCAGCGTTTTATGTACAAACCGAACCTCGCCAGAAATCCCAGCGATATCCATTAAGCCCTTGATAAATTTTACCGCGTGACGTTCCAAACTCTTCGCCTTATTGTCCTCTGCAATCCCAGAATAGCGCACCGCTGTCGCCGTCACATGCCCAGAGACAATAGCCTGCACGTTAATAACCTGCGCATCTCTGAAAATGCTGTTTTCCAGAGACTCCTGCAACTCCTTCTTCGTTTGATACGGCAAGTTTACGGTCTTTGCATCAATATTAGCATTCGAATCCAAACTCTCAGGGGTTGCGATTATCCCAAGCTGCGAAAGCGTGCGATAAATCCCAAGCAGCTCCTCCGCCTCGCCACTAAATCCTTCAATCGCCCAATAAATAGGCTTAGTCTTGATAAAATCGTCAAAATAGCTCGTCTCAGACAAGTCATAAGCATTAATCTTAGTTTTAATTGGCTTGCCGAGCACACTTTTCTTATTATTAGCCACATACAAAGGCGCAATCGGCAAAACTTCATAATTGTCACAACCAACTTCAAACGACCCACCAGGTGCACTGAACACATCGCGCTTATATGGCATCTTCTCCTGATAAACCGAAAGCCGCTCACGCCCCTCGTCGCTTACCACAACCCACTCACTAAAGCCGTCACGCTCATAAAGCTGCACATGCTCCGCACGCCCCTTCTCAAGCTGCAAGACTCGAAGTCCAGCCACATGTCGCCCAGTCCGTTCATCATAAATCGGCAAATAAGTCGTCGCCTCGAACATCTCAACATGCCCCGCATTCCAAAAAGCATAACACGCCCCATGAATAGCTGCCTTGTTAGCAATCTCCAAAGCAATATCATCAAACCCATCGCCAAGTAAATGCTTAACACAAACCATCTTGCCCTCAGAATCTGGCGACGTAATCTGCACAGGGCTGTACCACAGCCTATTAACCAACTGGTCAACAATCCTAAAAGCGAAATTACTGTAAATGTCTATTAAAGGTGATAAATCCAGCTCCTTACCCGTATCTAGCCGCAGTCTCTTAAGCACATTCACAGCCCGCGCCAAAAACGGATTCTCCCCCTCATAATACAGCTCATTCTCAAGCATCAAAGCTCTCTCAGGACTGCTCAAAAACGCGCTCTTAGTCTCTAAAATAAACTCATGAAACCGCCCTTCATCTACTGCTGTTTTTAAATCTTCAATTGTTACTAGCATGCAACTTCTCCTCCCTTTTATGAAATGACTATAAGTTGTAGAAACCCACAACAAAAAAACCGCCAGACCACCATCTGCCGATTTTCAAAGTCAACCCTATAACGTAATAAACCCCTTCCGAGTCACACCCCACCCAAGCGTATAAACCAAATACCGAATAAAATCCACACAGTGCCCATGGTCATTACTCTTCATCGGCACATCTTCAAACGCCTTACTATCCCACGCATACAAACCAAAATCACAAATAGAGTTCTCACAACACCGATTGAACTTGATAATTCCCTTATCCAGCGCGTTCTTCACAGCATATATCCCAGGCTTTACATCATTTTTTCCGAGCTGAACCCTAAACCTGCCATGATGCTTTATCTCATTAATGAACCCTTTTGCTGACGGGTCTACTACTACACTCTTAATTTTTAAATCCCCACACAAAGCCTCCAAAGCTTCATAATACTCCCGCGGTGTTTTGGCTCGTCCAGTATCTCTCTCCGAATGATAATACTCAGCGATCTGCCAATAAACCCCATCCGCCAAACCGAACAACCCCATCGCCGTAGCGTTAGAGTGTCCATAGTCCACCCCGACATAATATTCGCTATATGGTCTAGGCTCTATATCCGCTGTATGAAATTCATAGTTAAACATCGGGTAAATCAAACCCTCCAATGCAATCCGCTTGCCCAAAATATCGCGCTGATAACCCACACTGCCCTCATCATGTTTAGCAAGCTCACGCTTAAGCTGCTCATCTGTCACAGACAAATTATCATAAATAGTAAAATGTCCATAATTATAACCGTAACTCTGATCCGCCACCTGTTTCTTTTCATGAAAATCAAGCAGCTCCTTATAATACCAATGTCCAACAGGCTTCGGGTTCAAGTCATGAAAATGTTTCGGATCTTTAGCGCTCATAGTTCGCTTAAACGATTGCAAAACAGCCTTCTTATCACACTCGTTCGCCTCTGTGATATACACACAGCCCAAAGTTGCGCCCTTAAGCTTTTTCTCGCTCCCTGCATCGTTTGCCCCATGCACTAGGATAACTTTCTCCTCGCCATAAGCCGTCGTGACATATATACAAGGCCAATCCTTGTACTTACCCTCACGACACCTCCCAGCAAAATGATAAGTAATCCCAAACCCATCACAGTCCACAATATACATCTGAGCCGCCGCTAGACTGACGCCCATAATCAAATGAAACTTTGCAGGATTTTTTTCAACAGCATGACAAAACGCCAAAACATTAAGCACGTTTTTCCCGCCCCTAACTCCACCTTCAGCAACATTAAACCAAGAGCGGCGGGAGCGAAAGTAGTACTCCCTCTGCCGCACACTAAATAAAGCCAACCCCATAAAGTCCTCTCACACTCCCTAGGGGCGCACCCATGCTACTGAGTATCACCCGAAATTCCCAAACAAAAAAGGAGGAACATTTAGTCCTCCTCTCGCTCTCTGCACTCACCGCTCAAAGCCTCCAATACTTCTCGCGCATTCTTTTTGGCTGCTTCTGCACCCGCGCTTTCTACAAGCCCATATTTAACATCATCTATGCGCATATTATGCAGCAACTTTACCGCTTGCGCTTTTAACTTCTGCACAGTAGCGAGCTCCTTCAAGCCAACGTCACTTGTCGTTTTGCCCTGCGCTTCCATCTCCTCAATTATCCGAAGCTCATCTATACTCAACCTATCAATCTGTGCCTGAATGACTTTATACTTGTCGCGCTCCATTTTCAAAATTTGACGCTCCTCATTCGTAAAGTTCCGCAGCACAAACTCTTCAAACTGATCCTTCTTTGTCACTTTCTTCTCTTTAATCACTAACAACCCCTTTCAAAACTTCTACACTACCATCTTAGCACAGTAAAATGTATCATTGTGTATCAACTTGTAAAAGTTAGTTAGTTTTTCCAAAAATTTATCCTACACACATAAGCAACTTAAGTGCCTCCCGATGCAATCTATGCGTCTGCGCCCATGCATATCCAATCTTATCACACACCTGCTCCCACTTAAGCCCGTTGATATAATATTCTCGAATCAACCTACGATGAATCGGCTCAAGTTTATCAATAGCATCTTCAATTTCTTCCAGCGCCACAATTAGCTCATATTTTTTCATTAGCAATCTTGTATAAAGTTTTGCCGCTCTTTCCGCAAACAATCCCGTAGGGTCAGATATGACCCCACCACCCCTCCTACTCTCATCCCCAAGAGAACCCATAGGAGACGCGATACAGCTCTCGTACAAGTACTTAATCTCACCCTCGAGTTGTAAAACCTCTGCTTTCAAATCCAAATACTCACTAAGTCTGTCTTTTGTCATCTAAAGCCTCCTAACTAAATACTCAAACGCCCACTCCCTCAAACATTCTTCACATACAATCCTTTCTCCAAATACACCAAAATTATAATAATTCTCCCATGAATATATTTCACACCCTCCATATTCGCAGAGTTCTGTATACAAATCCTCACAAAACTCCAAATACCCATAGTGCTCAATCTGCAATATTTTTGGATCTGTCATCATAACCCCCAATCATTATGTTCGTTTACTATTGATTATTTCTTTAAGATGTTGTAAACTAATATCAACACTTTGCTATGTACAAAGAATCATAGTATGTAGCATTTTATCTGCTATTTTACGGAATGTCAAGAGTTTTTCCGTCAAATGACAGAAAAAATTTACTGAACATATCAAAAAAAACCGCACAAGAAGTGTGCGGAAAGGGGATATACTCATGAGCATCAATCACAAGTTAGTTGAAACAAGAATCCGTAATCTATGTGTCGAAAAAGATGTATCTGTAAACAAAATGCTAAAAGAAGCAGGATTGTCAAAGAGCGTAATGGACAATATTAAGAGAGGCAGAACGCCCTCATCAGAAACGATAATGAACATCTCTACCTACTTTGACGTGACCACAGACTATCTCTTGGCAAAAAGCGACATTCCAAATGCCGAAAGGGCACTTTTAGAGCATGAAGCACGCTCATTTGAATGTTTTCAGCAAGAGCTAATAAGAAGAGGAACAATAAAAGCCAACAGAGACTTGACAGACGAGCAGCTAACCGCCGCCTTCAGTGCTCTCGATAAGCTTATCAATACCGTCGCGGAGTAAAGCAAAAGCAAGCTAAATCAAACGAGCACTGTCGAAAAGGCACTTGCTTAATAAAGCCTTGTACAAAGCTATAAGGTTTTATTTTTGTCGCTTTTTTCGCAACACATTATAAGTCATCCTATAAAGGTATTTGGCTATAGCCATACGTCACATGACGTATCATGCAACAAACATATTGTGCAGACGCATTGTAAGATACTATAACAAAAAGAACATGTTTTTCATAATTTATTAAGTTTTGAGAGTTCTAATACAGTGACTGTTTTAATCGACACATAAAGTTGCAAATTCTTGTTCTGCTAGTATTGTCGCCTCAATGCTTGAAGTTGGACATACAGTATAGTATAATTACTGCAAATGTCTCGTATGAGGAGGTTTATAATGACCATTAAACTGAAAATAATACGAATAACAATGCTAATAATTTTCGTCATGAGCCTAAACACAATTTATGCGCAGGGTGCGGTGGGAGATATCCATGTGACTTTAAACGGCACAGAGCTGACCTTTGATGTACCTCCGCAGATAATAGGCGGACGTACCATGGTACCTATGCGTGCTATATTTGAGGCGTTGGATGCTGAGGT